ATCCAGAAATCAAATTCCCGAAATCTTGGAACAAAGCAACAAGCGGCCCGGTTGAACTAAACTGATCCATGATGAAATCACCGGTTGTTTTAAATGCGGCAACCATGCTCGCATAAATACTGTTCCCTGTTTCTTTGAATTGAATCTGTATTGCTTGTGCAACAATTTTAAAAGCCGTTCCCATTTCTCCAGCATCAATCGCATCCACTGCCGCTTGGAATCCCTGCATTCCTGCTCCAGCTCCAGTAAAAAATCCAGCTAAGTCTTGACCTAGTTTTGTGGCGTCAATTCGAGTTAGTGCTGTTGTTATTGCATCTAGTGCTGGCTTCACTTTGTCGATAATCCCAGCCGCAAATTCAACAAATTTACCTCCAACAACTGTTAGGTTATCGCTGATTTTGTCGAACTGCGCTGCACCCGCCTTCATCACTTCTGGCAACGATCCGAGTTGAGCTTTTGCCGTCTCAAGCTCGCCATCCATATTTGCAAAAACTTGGTTCAATGCACCGCCAGATTTACCGAATATCTCCATCGAGACGGCTGCACGCTCCGCTGGGTCTGGAATGTTAGCGATAGCTTTGCCTATGGCTTTAAGTTGCTCGTCTGGTGAAAGCGTTTTAAGCGTAGAAAGCGGGATGCCTAATTGAGTAAATGCGTCTGCGGCCTTGCTGCTCCCATCGCCAGCATCCACAATCGCCTTTTGCATCTTGTTTAAGATAGGGCCAAGCGAATCGGCTCCGACTCCCGTGTTTTGGAATGCTCTTTCCAAGAGCATGACTTTATCAACAGCAACCCCGGTGCGGTCTGAAAGATCTGCAAGCCTTCCACCCATATTCAACGCATCCCCGAAGCTCTGCACGGTCTTCTGTGCTGCGGCAAATGCTGCGTCAATAGCCGCTGTTCCAAGTTTAACTGCGGCGCCTGCAATTCCTGCGCCTATTGCTATTTCGCCAAATCCTGCCCCTGCCTTTTTTCCAGCGTCTTCGGAATTATCCCCAGTTTTTTTGATGTCAGAATTAAGCGACTCGACCTTTGGCGATGTCGCTGTGGACTGATCCCCGATGGCCTTGATGTTTTTCTCCATCGTCGTAACCTGGCCTATGCGCTTCATCGTGCTTTCAAGCTCGGTCATGGAAAGCTCGCCGCTCGATACCTTCCCCTTTAACTGGGTAAGTTCGTCCTGAACGGCCTTGAGTGTTTTCTCAAGTCCTGTATCTGTTGCGCCAAATTCTACTGTTACGTCGGCCATATCGTTATGTTTCTATAAGTCCTTTTTGTCTCTTTTTTAGGATGGCTTCCATTTGCTTTTTCATTTTTGTAACAATGACGGCCTTGGCAAATTCCTTTTCACTTTCTGGAATAACCTTGTCAGCCCACGGCGTTTTATTTGTTACCTCAACTCTTGGATTTTTTAAGTCCGATGTCATATCCTGCACGCGACCGTTGTCGAAGTCACCGATATGCCTTGTAACCCACTTCGGAAAGCCTGCGGTTAGGCTTCCCTTGTTTACTTTTTTGAGCTTAAGGGCGCACGATGCCCATCCTGCCTTGGCGATACCAACCTTTTTCAAGACGGTTTCTTTGTAGGCGTTCATCGTGGCCTCGCTCACAAACATTTTATCCAAGAATTTCCAGCGTCCGATAATTTTATCCCGCGATCCTGCGGATGACATCTTGCCATTCACAAAAAACTTTTTATGGAATGATCGCATATCCGACTGAGACGCATCTGGCCTAAAATAGCTTTTCTCTGTCCCATAGGCGTATCCATCTTTTCCGACAAACAATCGCACGTTTTCGCCTGTTTTGTACCAAGCGTAGCCACCCTTTATATTCATTGCTTCGCCAATGATTCCGAATATGCCAACGCGACGCCTTGAATGAACGGCACTTGATGACCGCCCTCCGACCAGATCGCGCGTAATCGCCTTCTCGCCTGTCAGTTTCGCCTTATCGTCAATACCGAACGGCTGCGTGCGCCTTGCCAACTCCACGCAAAGAAGGCGAGCGTTGAGCATTACGGCGTCAGGGATCGTGACCTCGCGGATCTCCGCGTAGTCTTTCATTATCTGCTCAAACTTGACACTCTCAAACTTGAATTTAGCCATCTGCCCCATTCCTTCCTTTTGCGCCACATCCACATTTATCACTGCCCGATTTGCTCAAAGTGGGTTTGGCTTTTAACCCTAAATCGCCCTTTGCTCCATCTCTTCCGCTTCTGCCCTTTCGATCAGTATACTCTTTTGACATCGCCCTTAATTCATCATTGGAAAATCTATTAGTTGTTTCAACAAGTCCAATTCTATTAATTGTATATCCAGAACCAAACCGTTCTTCCATGCTTAGAGGTTCGTCTGTTTGTGTATTGGGAACTTCTTTAGTTGGTGACCTATCCTTGCAAGTGCAGGCATCTTCAAAAGTTTCAGGAGGGATATTCATTTTTATATTTTAAAAGAATGTCGTCTATCTTGGAGAGAGCGTCAAAATCGGTAGGCCTTTGGTCTGAGTTCCATGCCTTCTTAATTCCATTTGCATAATCTTCAGCGTGTAATAGTTGAAGCCCTGCCGCAAAAGGTAATTCTTCTAAAATTTCTCGGTAGCCCCAACCTGTTATTTTTACTAGCCTAAAGATATAGGCAGCAAGCCAGTTGGGGCTATTTAGTTTCCCGATCCTGAGCCTATTCCACTATTAGATGTCGCGGAACTCATATAGCTTTGAAAAGCTTTATTCATCGCATCAGCGATATCATTTATTTCAAAGTGGTGAGTTACATTTTTCTCGATCCAAATATCAACGGCTTCTGTGAAAGATTCCTGATCATTAATAACGGTTCTGATTTTTGAAAAGTCTTCACAATGCAAATAAGCAAATGCAGATGATTTCCAAATCAAATCTCGTTTTTCGCCAAAAACATTATTGCGTTGCATCCACGAAACTGATAACGCTGAAACTGGCCTCATTTTTTTACCTAAAAGCAATTTTTCTCCATCTTCCATCGCTTGAATGCGGAGTATTTCGTCATCTTTTTCTAGTTCGTTGTTTTTTGTTTTTTTCATATAATTATTTCAAAAATCTTGTCATTTCTTGTTTGGTCTTGTCCGAAGCGTTCTCGGAAATAGCAATGCGTTTTCCGTTATGCTCGATCTCGATCAGGCGCGGAGTATTGCGGATGATGTCCACCAAGACGTCCCTGTTGGCTAATGCTGCGCGGATGTAGCAAAGCGGGTTCTCTGGGTCTTTGGATTCGAGTTCGTCGCCTTCCTTCGTCATATGGCGATAGACTTGAGATGCGTCTTGGCCCTTGTCGTTCTCGCCTTCAAACCAGAACTCCGTTGATTCCTTGCCGTCGGTGCGAACCAGTCGAGTGACCGGTGGAAAGTTCATTTTAAAGCCCATCGTCGCGAGTGCGACAGCGGCCTTAAGGTTGATCGTGTGAAAGAATTTCTTGTTTGCGTCCATATTTTTAGTCCGTATGTATAAAAAGGCGGCTCCCTTTAGCCGGGGAGCCAGCGGCATGAGCCAGGTTGCGTTAGACGATCTCGGGGTATTGAGTCGCGGAAACGGTGATGGTCTTGAACGTGCCGGCGCCTGTCTTTTCGGAAACGGAATCGACGATGACTGCACCGCCGGAAACGCCGTAGGACGTCGTATCGTTGGCGAGCGTGAGCACGTTGGCGAGTTCGTAGGCAACGCCGCCGTTCACAACGCCATCAAGCGAGATCGTTGCGGACTTGTTGTAATACGCCACGGCGACGGTATCGCCGAGGGCGTCCATTACAGTTGCTTTATCGCTCTGAACGGAGCGGGAGAATGAGTTGAGCAAAAGACCTGTCTCTTGGAGAAGGCCGAATTCGACGCCTGAGGCGACAGATGATGTGATGACGGTTGCTGGCATAGTAATTCGTGAAAAATGTCAACTTGCGAAAAGCGCGGCGTGAACGGTGATCGTGACCGACCGCTCAAAATGCCGTTCGTTTGACGAGAGCGAAACCGGCCCGTCCCGAAGGATGCCGAAAACAAAAGCGTATTGCGGACGGACGGCGTTGAGCTTGGTCTTGAGGCCGGTAATGTCGTGCGAAATACAGAGCACTTGCGACCACAAGTTTTCCATCGCCATTTGATCCATGTCATCCGCTTGAACAATGAGAGCGATATCGACGCTGAACTGGAAAATAGCGGAGTCGATAATGCTTTCGCGCTTGCGAGTGCACTTCACGAAGCAGGCTGGCAGCGTCATCGTGCCGAAGTTCTCGGCTGCCGTCACCACAATTGCGCTTTGCATCTCTTGCTGGAGAGCAAGGACGAAAGTATCAGTAAGTGCCTTATCCAGCGTCAACGTGTAGGTCGAGTCCGTTATCATTCTTGCGGTCTTTCTGGCAAGGACGTGACGTCAACCTCCTCGATGCGCTTCGCTATTGTTCCCTCAGGCGGTTGCCATGTTTCAAGTCTTCCATCCCAGACAACCAAGTTTTCAAGCCATCCGCCTTTTTCGTTGATGATCGCGTATTTCATTTTAAAAATATGTAGTTACAATTACAATTCCTTGCGCTCCATTTCCGCCAGCACCAGATGTTAGGACGCTACCTTGGGTTCCTTGGCATCCACCACCCCCGCCACCTCCGCCATAAAGCCCACCAGTTCCACCTCGGCCAGCATTAACAGTTACACCTCCAGCACCGCCTCCTGCACCGCCTCCTGCATGGAAAAATGTTCCCATAGAATTTCCATTAGTTCCAGAAGCTCCTTCAGTTTGTCCTCCAATTGCTTGACCTCCAATGGCATTATTACCCAAAACCCATTGACCATTCCCGCCGATTAACCATGTGCCACTAAGATTGCATCCGCCACCCGATCCACCACCAGCAGCAGCAATTGCATTTGAACCTCCAGCACCTCCAGCAGATGCAATTGACGATGTTCCTCCGCCAGCTCCGGGGTTTACATTTCTACCATTTCCGCCTCCTCCAGTTCCAGAAGAACCAGTTCCAGACCCTCCATTTCCGCCTCCAGCATAAACTTGAGGCAATGTTCCAAAACTGGAATCCCCTCCAGCAGTTCCAGAAATTCCCTGAGCATTAGGCCCAGTCACAGCAGTTCCTCCAGTTCCACCAGCACCAACAGTTACAGTCTCTGTTACTCCAAGTGAAGAAGCTGGAATTTGGGTTCTAAAAGTTAGACCACCACCAGCACCACCACCTCCACCGATTTGGCCTGCATTAACTCGTCCAGAAGCTCCTCCACCACCAGCAGCGATGCAAAGAACATCAACTGATCTAGCTCCTGTTGGTTTTGTCCATGTTCCGCTCGTTGTAAAAATCTGCACGTCTGTCGTTTTTGCTTTCGCGTTGAACGTGCTCCAGTCCGTCGAGCTGATGTATCCGCTCGTTGTTGCAGTTGCGACCGGCATCGAGATGTTCGGAGTTGTTCCTCCGCTCGAAACAACGGGTGACGTGGCTCCGACCGATCCGACCTTTCCGCTAAGATCGGCTGAGAGTCCGCTGATCGTTCCGACGGTCAAAGTTGAGTTCGTCCAAAGTGTAGTTGCCGAGTTCCAAAGGATCGTTTGGTTGTTCGCTGGCGAAGTGATCAACACGTCGTGCAGCTCCTCAAGCTCAAATCCGTTTTGCGGTTTGATATACATCTGTCCGTTGCCAGCATTCGCACGTTCGACAACTCCAATGGAAACGATATGGTTTGGTTGTGTAGGCTTAACTCGGGTGAATGTGCCGGGAGTTGTTCCAAGATAAATTGAGTCGCCAGCTACATAAGGTGAGCCAAGAGAAAGACCATCAAGAACGCCTTGCGTTACGATAAAACCAACTTGATTGGAAGCGATGCTCTCGGCAACGATGCCCATCGTTTTTGATGACGTGTTGTCTCCAACATTAGATGCTCGTTTGACCTCGGCGCGGTTTCCGCTTGCGCCGAATAAATAAACAACCTCGCCCTTGTTGAGAGTTGTCGCCTCGGCATTGCGAACGTATGCGACAACCATCGATCCCATCATTAACTGCACGTTACCGCCTGCAAGACCGACTTGCGGAGTGCCTTCGGTTGTGTTCCAAAACATCTTGCCGATAGCAGCCGTCTCGGTCGCTGCCGTATTGAAGTTCAGCGAGTCCGCAGGAACGTCTGCCAACATCGAGATCGTTCGCGATGCGGAGAAGTCTCCACCGCCTGTCAGCCCTGTGCCTACTGTGATCGCCGTGATCTTGAGTGCCTTTGTATCAAGCGCACTTTGCAAGTCGGTCTGGTTTGTGAGCGTACCGGTGATGCTTCCCCATGTTACAGATGTAAGCGGAGTAATTGCCGCCCATTCAGATCCAGTCCAACCCAAAGATTGACCCGTTATAGGTGCGGCTGTCGCGACTGAGAATCCTTGCAACTTAACAACGCTAGGCGATGGATATGTCCCGCCAAGATCGCCCGAAGCGGCTCCTGTAGGCGTGCGCGAATCGCTTAGACGTGAATCCGTCGTAATTACTGCTGTCCCTGAAATTGCGCTTGGTGAAATGCCGGACGATGGAGCCTTTGCATCGAGAACCGCTTGCAGATCGGTCTGGTTCGAGAGCGTGCCGACAATGCCGCCCCATATCGCTGCGCCACCACCGCCGCCCGTAACCCATTCGGTATCGTAGTCGGTGTTGCTTTTCTTCGCGAGCACTTGCCCTGTCAGCCCTCCTGTTACTACACCCGCTCCTGTCGCGCCCGTGTCGCCTTTAGCCCCTTGGCTTCCGGTCGGCCCAGCCGCCCCCGTCACCAACTCGGTGCGTAGAATTGGTTGATAATCTACTTCTGGGACTTCGCGTCCCTCGTCTTCTGGGAAAAATATGCTCATTTGTTAATGTCCTCAAGCGTGAAATCTACGGATACGGCGTCTTGGGAAAGCTCGGCGGACGTAACGCGAAAGCGCCGGCCACCGATGACGAGAACGTCACCGAGAGAAATGGTCTGAACGAAAGCGTCGTAAATCGCCGTTATGGTCATGGACGCCGAGTCCAAGAATCCGCCGTCCGCCAGGCTATTGTCGCGCCGGTATGTTGTCCGATTCGCAAGAAAATTGCGCTCTCCGAACGTGACCGCAAGCGGCAACTCGTTCATTATCGCGCTTAGGTCGTTTGTAAAAATGTCGAGCAGTCCCACAAAGTGGGAGATGCGTCAAAACTTGCGCTCAATACGTCGCTGGTTCGGATGCTTGAAATCGTGCTTCGGGCTATCCGAAATGTGAACCCAGCTTTTGCGAAGCGCGGATGCAAGGATACTTGTGCTCGTATTGATCGTAACCACCTCGTTAGCGTCTCGGATGTAAGCGCACATATATTCTATGCTTTCAAACTCAGCCATGCCGTGAGCGGCCTTTCCAGCGCAAAGCACGGGCCGTCCGTTTGCGACTTGGTGCGCTACGGTGATGACGTCTCGAACGTCGATCTTTTTATCTTGAGAGTATCCGGTCGGAAAGCAAAGAACCCAAGACCTAAGTTCGGGCGGCGTTACTATTGCGGGAGAGTTGAGAACGATCTGACGGTCTATGTCCTTGCCTTCTGGGAAAAGTCCGTAAACGTAATCACTCCAGCCTAGCTCGCTCGCGCAAAAGTCTTCGTGCAAGTCCGGCCAAATTTGCAAATTGATGATGCGGTGAAAGCCGCTGTGGTCGTTTTGTGGGTAAAGCGGTTTGCAGTAGTCCACCATCTCGAAAAGACCGTGATATTCCGGCAGGCACTCAAACATCACGTTGTGGCCTTGATCCGCGAAATGTTTCGCGATAGGCAGGCAACGTGCGATGTCTCCGAGCCGCAAATGATAAACGATTAAAATATTCAAAACGTGTAATATTGATCTCGCGTTTTCCCTGCCACCCACCCGTGGAATCCGAATGAGCGATCCGGCCCCGCCGTATTTTCTTCAATGAAATGCTCCCAAGAGAACGCCGCCGCTACGCTAACCGGCGCGTATTTGATGCCGTTATCGCGGAAGCCTTGCTCCATTGTGCGACAAAGAAAAACATCCCCTGCCTCGCCCTTCCAAAGCGCCTCGGCCTTTGCTGCCATTTGTAGGAATTTCTGACTCTGGAGCGTGAATCCTGTATTTCCGACACGATGTCCGACGTTCCAGAACGCTGGCCACGGCGCCCCAACCATATCGTATTCAAGCCATGAATCATCCCACAAGTGCGGGTTTGCAATGAACCCGTCATGCGTGCAAATGAGCGCGTGAGAAGTGTCGATATAGTCAGCAAAGCGACCAAGCTCCCAGTGCATCGCCTGCTGGTATGTGCAGTCTTCGGCGATATAAACGGCGTCACCGAACCCGCCCAATCCGCAAAGGTGGTTAAATAATTTTTCGCTTTGCTCGTGTCTTGATTTCAGTCCTTCAAAGACAATTAGAGTAACATCTTTATTCATTTTTTAATATTTTGGCCAACGCCTCCTTCGCCTCGTCGCGTTCTTTCCTCAATACGGGAATGATTTCATGTTCAAAAGTAATCCCATTGTCGCGAGGATGCTTCCACCCGCACAACCTAGCCTCAACTATTTCCCACTCAGACTTCCAATGGGCTGCATCATCCCGCGCTTCGTCGCGCTCTCTACGCAGAACACAGACAGGTCTTTGGCATTCGTTGTGTCATGAATGAATTGCAGTAACATCTAAGTTGTTCAACTTCCTTCGCGCCTCGTCGCGCTCGCGCTCTAGTTGCTTCGCCCACTCGGTCGGCACGACATGGTTTCCACGCGCGATGTCATCTGTCTCTGGTGTATCACTCATTTCGCGTGGAGTTCTTCAAAAATTGCTTTCGCTCTTTCATATTCCGCAGGATCATTCCCACGCTTATATGTCGCATCGAGCGGACGCTCTTCAAAAAACGGATGGTGATGTACGATAGCAATGTCGCGAGCATCAACAATCGCCCCATTTTTCGCGGCACGAAAGGTGAAATCTGTGTCGGAATACACGTTTCGGAATCTTGAGTTGAATAGTCCATGTTGCTCATAATATTTGCGCGTCAAGATCGCCATGCAAAGTAATTCGTCTTTTCTATATCCGTCCGATATCCGAAGCACCTGCGGTTTTGAAATATCGAGACGCTTCTCAATCATTTCGTCCCAGCCTGGAGGGCATTCCCAATCATCCGAAAGCTGAATGATAATATCACCAGTCGCTTGCGCGGCTCCAAGGTTCCACGCTCCGACGGAAAAACCACCCTCTTTTTGCGTCACAGATCGGAAGCGTTTTAGAATGTCTGCCGTGGCGTCATCGTGATCGACCGCAAAGATATGCTCCACGCGCTCTGGGTGCGTTGCGCGGGATAACCATAGCGTCATACATTGCACGGCCTGCACGGGCCTCTCTCGCGTTGCGTGGACGAGAGAAATCTTGGGCTTGTCCGACCCTGCCAGCGTTTCACGCTCGATCTCTTCGGCGTCTTCGTTGCGTCCGAGAAGTCGGAGCACCCATGCGTAAAGTTGATCTCCCTTCCATCCATACCACTCTTTTCGGTGCGTCCATTGTGGAAATTTCGGAGTCGGCACTTCGAGCATTTCTTCCACCACTTTTAAAGCGTCTTGGTATTTTTTGTCATCAAGCAGAATGCTGGCCTCCAGTCCATATGCTTCGCGGCGCTTCGGCTCAAGCTCTCTAGCCTTGCGTGCAAGGTTGAGCGATGTTGCTCCTGATGTCAGGTTAGCACAGTTTAGAAGAATCTCGTAGCGGTTTACGCCGTCGAGATCGCTCAAGGCTAAGGCTTCGGAGCCGTATTTCGCGGCGAGTTCTTTGTTGCCTGCGATGAAGTTCTCGTAGTGCAAATAGAATTTAAAATGCGAAGTCATCCTGTCTTGGTGCATTAAGATTCGGCGGTTGCGCTCGCTGCTATTCCTGTGACCTAGCGGCGGTTGGTGTATGATTTCAAGATCGCGCCGCATATAGACCTGCACGTCCTTTGTAGGCTGCGCGTTCTCATGCACGGGCCTATGCCACCATGCTGTTTTGTAGCGGAAGAAACGCTCTCGTGGTGCGCGCTTTCCTTGTTCAGGAATGACGTAGTCGGTCAAGATCCAATCCTGCTCTGGTGGACATTCCTCAAGCGCGGCCAATGTAGGCGCGACCATGTGCGACTCAATAATGTCGTCGCAATCTGCCCACATTACCCATCCCTCTTTTCCTGCTAGTTCGTAGGCCTTCGCAAATGCTTTGTTCCTGGCTTCGCCGAAGTTGTCGAGATGTTCCCAGTCTGCGACTAGCGGAGAATTGAGATATTCGTCAACGTGACAACCGAGTTCTTTTGCTATTTCTAGCGTGCGGTCTGGCTTGAGTGCTCCGATTGCGCGGACGACAACAATCTCGTCGCATATCTGTTGGAGCGACTTAACGCATCGCTCGATGCGCGGCTCTTCGTTGCCGCAAATTAAGCCTGCGACCAGCTTCTGTTTTTGTTTCATGTTTACAAAAAGGATAGCGTGTCAACACAAAAAAGCCACCCCTTTCGAGGTGGCTTCTTCGATGCTTACTTGCGGGGAATCTTACACGTATCCAGTCGTGATACGAATGATGCTCGATCCGTCGATGACTTTCTCAGCCGAGTTCTGGCGAACGCGGAGAACGTCGGCGCGGCGGGCTTCGTCACGATAGGTTTCGGAAACGAAAGGTACGGGACTATCAGCAGCCCATACGATCGTGCGACCGAATCCACCACCTGAGAAGTCTCCGCCAACCGTGTTGGCGAGTGCCATGTAGGTGTTGCTCCAGATGAACCCGCCCGAATACACTTGGCCTTTTTTGGCTGTGTTTTTGGGTGCGCGGCCTACGAGAACGCGGTCGACTCCGACAGCGGCGGCTACTTCGCCTTCGCTCAAGAGACGGCTTTGATCGGAAGGAACAATGCCGAAGAACTGGTTCTGAACCTTAGCAGAGCGGCGGATGCGCTCGAACACAGGCATTGACATGATCAAGGTGTTAGCAAGAACGCCGTATTTGGCGAGTTCGAGCTTTGCTTGGGCAACATCGCCTGGAACGTCAAAGGATGTTATATTCGCGTCGGTATATGCTGCCGATGCGCTGATCGCTGTCAGACCGTTAGCGGCGAATGCTGCGGAAGCAACGCGAGCCTCATGGCTGACTTGGATTTGGCGAAGGAGCATCGCGGCGATGTTAACTTCGGTGTCAAAGAAACGATCGAGATCGCGGCGGTTGGAGTCAGGAAGAACTTCCTCAAGACCGTATTCGATCGCGTCGAACGAGTCGCTTGTGAAACGGCGGCTTGTGCGGGGGTATCCAGCACCAGCGGCGATTTTGAGAGCGTCATCGTTGAGAGTTTCAGAATCACCGATGTTCAGCTTCAGATACGCGCCGGAGCGAACGTCTGAGGAGAACACGGGCATAACTTCTGTGCCGATGAACAAATTGTTTTTGTTGGAAAGACCTTCAAAAACGGCCTGCGCAATATCAGCGCGGATGGTTGTGTATGAGAGTGCCATATTGGGTAGTTAAATTATTGGTTGAATTTAGGAACGTATTCCACAACGTCACCAGCAACGCCGCTGTTGATCGCAACTCCAAGAGTAACGGTCGAAGCGTTGGCGTATGTGCCGAGGATGAGACCGCTGGTCACCGCATAAACGGTGTTACCGGCTGTCACGATCGCGGACACGATGCCGAATTGTGAAGGGAAAAAAAGTTTGACGGCGCCTTGAGCACCAGCGGCGACGTCATTCTGGACGACTCCGATAGCATTAGCGCCGGTTGATGCTGCTTGCGCAGCGTTATCGCCCGAGATGTTGACGAGCGTATTCGCGGTGATGGCAGAAGCGAAGGCGAAGCTCCGAATCCCCATGTCATTTTGTGTTGCCATAAATTAGTTGGATTAAAAATTGAGTTGATTGTTGTCGCGTGCCTCGATATAGGCTTCGCGGTGGTTACGCATTGCGAAACGGATAGCTTCGGTGCGGCTTCCGAGTTCCTCGGTTTTCTGGGTGATGATCGCTTTGAGATCGAATTTCTCTTCGGCTTTCTCTTCAGCGACAACCGAAGCCTTTACTGGAGCGGCTCCGAAGTTGGAGATGATCGTGTCGAGCTTGGCTTCGAGCTTGGAAATTGCGCTGAGTTCAGCGGCCATTTCTTCTTTCATAGGCTCGGCTGCTGGCTCTTCGGCTGGAATCATTGCTTCCATTTTTGTTTTGATCATTCCGAAGGCTTCTTCAAGAACACTTATGCGCTTGGAAAGATCGACGATTGTTACTTCGGATTCTCCCGAATCTTCGGGCATTTCTGGTGTTGCGGTATCTTCGGGCATTTGTTGGAAAAATTTGTCAACTTGCTTTGCGGTAAAACTGAAAAGCCCGGTCGCATTTGCGGCTGGAGTTTGCACGAGATCGGCGCTGTAGAGTTCCGTGCAACTTGCAAAGTCCATTCCATTCACTTCGCGGATAGGGCCGCTGAAAGCGATGCTGATGCCGAACGTGTCGGGCAGTTTGCTTGAAATCTCCAAGACGTAGTCGCGCATTGGCGATGTTTGAAGAAGGTTGAGATCGCCCAAGAGTTGCGATCCAACGATGCGGAAATTGTTTACAAAGCCGACGATGTCCTTGATGCCTGCGCCGTGATCCAGATTGACTTTGACTCCGCCCTTATATGACTCCGCGCATTCTTTGACTTGCATCAAAGTTGTCTCGTCCACATAAAGCCCGTGGCCCTTTGCTTCGCCGATTGAAATAATTGAAACGCCTTCGATGACATCCATGCGAAGGTGCGGATGTCAATTAGTCGCCCATCAGTGCCATCGCCGCTTGTGCCATTAGATAAACTTCAAGTTCGTTTTCTTCCTCGCAACCGATGACGTTGAACGTGCTGGAAATAGAAAGCCCTGCGCGACTCACGCCAGCATGGTTGCGACTACCAAGCACTGTTGTTTTTGCGCTGATCGAAAGTCCTGCCTCGCCAGCATTGGTGAAGCAAGATGAACCTACAACTTGAATGCGCGAACCGGCGCACGCTTCGACATTCGCGACCGAGAACACAAGACGGTTGCCGCGAACTTTGACCGTGACCTTACGCTCTTCGCGTCCTCTTCCTCCGCCCCCTGGCAGATCGGTCGGAGCAATAGGCGGAGCAACTGGAATAAACAGCAAGCCCTGCACGCCGATTGATAGCGGCGTTGGGCTTGGCAATAAGCCCTGCGTTGCGATGAGCAGGGAAGCTAGCATGAACCTAGACCCTAGTGACTACGGTGTTTGTGGTTCCGTTGCCGGTGATCGCTTGAGTGATCGCGCCCGATGTTCTGCTCGTAGGAGTGACGGTTAGTGCGTTTGCAATGTCGAGGCCGTGGATCGCGTGAACCTCGGTAATCTCCGTGAGTTCTGGAGTGAGTTCTGTCCTAACATTCGCGGCGGTCAATGTTGAACGGCTGGAAATTGTCGCATCAATGCGCCCCAATTCTGTTGCGAGGTTGGTTCTTACGGCTGCGGCATTTGTGATGGCGGTTGGTATCGCGGCAAGTTGCGTATCTAGGTTGGCTGATGCCATACCTATTGCGGCTCGCACGTTGGCGGCGGTCAGCGTTGCTGTTCCGGTTGTCGCATCAACAGGCACGCCGAATGCGACCGATCCTGCTGATGGAATATATGCCGATCCCGTCAACGCTCCGCTTGCATAGCTTGTTCCAAAGCGCACGTCCGTTATTGCAGGCATTTGGCCTTGGGTTGCGTCCACTAAAGTCTTTGAGCCTACGGTGTCGGCGTAGTTAAATTTTGCTACGTTGCTCGTAAGTTTTTTTAAACGGATTCCTGCCCCGCTTGTTGGAGACATTCCGAGCGTCCCGTATTCAATCTCTTCGACGCTAACGACTCCAAGTGCGGAATTTGCAACTCCAACGGCTGCGGCAAGTCCGACCGACCCCGGCCCATAGCCATTGCCTACTGCGCGAGTGACAACGATAGTGCCAGTTGAAATATTGGCAACGCCAGCCCCTGCTCCACCAGTTGCTGAACCGATGGCTTGACCTGTAATATTAACAGTTCCTGTAGATTGGTTTCCTATTGCGGCAGCTGATCCCCCCAAGCAATTTCCGACAACATTAATTGTTCCGGCATTGGCATTTTGGATTGCATAACCTAATACCCCGCTCCCGCCCGTTGCATTGCCCGTGAAATTTATTGTTCCAGACGCGTTTGCCAATGATAGCACACCACCAGTGCCCGCCCCATGAGCATCGCCCGTTATGTTCCCAGTAAAATTTAATGTCCCCGTTCCGGTGTGGTTTATTGGTGTGCTGCCGCCACTGGTATTAACGGAACTTGCATTGCCCACAATCGAGGCTGAGTTCGGGGTTGCCCCCGCATATGTAACAATCGTAGCACCACCCGTCACATTGCCCTGCACAACATTTGCGGTAAGCGTAACCCCGTTTGAAAGCGTGAATGTCCCGCCTGCTGTCGCGCCACCAGTTGTATCATTTCGCACCTCAAGGCACGTTGCCGATGCCGTAACAGCAACAGCGCGGTTGTTTGCAACTGCCGTATCGCCAGCAATAGGCGGCCCGAATCCAGCAACTCCAGCAGGAGTTGTTGACCATGTGCTGGTCGCGTTGAAATTCCCTGCGGCTACAGCGTAATAAGTCGCCATTTTTTAAAGCTCCTTCGCGTAAATAAATTCTTGGATGCTTGCAGAAATTTGAGCAACGGCTGTTGCTGTCGGAGTGTCTACGCCATCGACGCTGCCGAGTGCCATCGTGCGTGCGTAGTCGTTGGCCAGAATGACTTGTCCATCCGCAATGCGCGTAGGCACAAGGCGCATCGCCACGTTCGCATCTTCGCTTGCGTCTGGGTTTACAACGGATGTGATCGCGAGATTGATCGTGTAGATGTCGTAGGTTTCGCCGTCGATGATGATGGGATTTGTTGGTTTCATATTTAAGCGAGTAAAATCAATGCGCTGGTTTCGGTTGGCTTGGGGAATTTCAATTCAAACGCGCCGTCGTAGACGTGCCGCTCGGCTCCGAGGTTGAGAACGCACAAGGTTGCGTTGCCTTTGCTGGCGTTGTAGATCATGGCGCCGCCTGCCGCGAATGTTGCGGATTTTAGGACAACGTCATCAAATGTTATAAAGGCATTTTTGCCGATGATGCCTGTGCGATGTCCCTTGAGTGCTACGCCCCCTGCGGTGTAGCCCATGCCTTTGATCTCGCCTTCGGTTGTGTAGGCTTTTGTCGTCGGCCCGATCTTTGCCGATGCGCTGTAAAGCGCGATCCGGTATTCGTCGCCGGGTTGATGGACGCCCGTGATGAGTGCCTTCTTTGCTTCGAGTGCTATGCCGTGAGTTATCATTTATTTTTTCTCCCATTGCGCAGAGCATACGGCTACGCGCTGGCTCTCGTCTGGATATTCGCTAGTCATCGTTCCGCTCACCATGCACCGACCTATGAAGTCGTCTTGCTCTTCGTCTTTGTCTGGAGTCGGCATAACGAGTTCGTGCTTTGTTTCAAATCCCGTAATGCGTCCGAACGTATCGCGGACGGCGAGCGAGACTTTCATCTGTTCGGGCTGCGATGCCTGCATTCCTTTAACCTTGTCAGCGGCCCACACTTGCCCTGCGTCTCCGCCCCACAACGCCCATGCAATGCGGCCTGCGGACGGGAATCCGTCTTCTCCTTGTTGAAAACCCTGTCCCTTTTTATCAACTTCGTGCCGTGAAAAAAAGGAGTGCATTCTTTTAACGGTATCGTCTGACAAGTTCTTGCCGTTCGAAATGTCGCGAGCGCGGGCAACTCCTACCGCTGTCCCGCCTCGGTTGTATTCTTCGCGCCACTTTAAGCCCTTCAACGCCTCTTCTACCATTCCTTTGCTTGGCTTGTTCTCGTCTGCGAGATCGGTTTGTTTTGGTTGTTCTTGTGGTTTCTCAAGTTGCGGTTCTTCTTGAACGACAGGTGCGGCAATAGGCGCGGCAGTTTGAATGGGAATGATAGAATCTGAAATATATTCTGATGGGATATCCATCTCGGCTCCGAGTGCAACGATCATCGCGGCCTCCTTCGCTCTTGCGCGAAGTGCTTCTTCGTAATCCTCGCCCATGTCGCTATAAATTTGTCCGGCAGTCTTCAAGCCAGCTTTCCAAAGCTCGATGTCTGCGCGTGCTTCGCGTCCGTAATCAATCGAAACTTTGGCAGGCCAGCACCAGCGGCCATCGAGAAGATATTCAGAATCTGGAATGAGTCCGCGCGAAGCGGCATCCAGCAAGATAACATTTTTGATGCGGTTTAAAAACTGACCTTCAAGCAGTCCACGCCACCGAAGAAATGTGCGCTCGGCCATCGCGGCCTCCATCCTTGCCATTGGCCCCGACTTGTCGGCATCGAATGCGAAGCCGTAGGGAAGACCGACTGCCATGCAAATGTGCGCCTGCACTAAGCGGATGAACTCTCCGAATGCTCCGGTCGGACGATCCGACTTGAACATTTCCATTTTCTCGCCTGCGGTTAAATAATTGACCGTTCCAGGGTCGAGCGACTGCAAGCGTGCGACTTGGCCTTGATCGTTCGAGTTGCCGCGTGCGAAGTAGTCGCCAGCGTCGGCGGCGCCGCTCTCGGTGGTGATGACGCCGCTCTGATAGCTCGCGTATTTGATCGCCTGCACCTCGGCCTTGATCGCTTCTTGCAGATCGCGTGTTGCGTTTAACGCAGTAGCGAAAGCAGACCGCCCGCGATATTCATCAAGTCGCGCTGCGTCGAATAGGTGGATAAACTCTTTTGCAACAATATCAACAGGAGAAATATACTGGTTGTTGATAGTGCGCGTGAAAATAGTGTATGAAACGGGTCTTCCATATTCGTCAACATTTATTCCGCCAATATATTTGTCGGTGTCGGTTCGATCGTAAGGCGAACCGATACGGTCGGCCTCTACGCTTTGCAATTTTAAATCTTCGCCGTCACGAACGATGATAAACCCACAGTCGCCATCGCGAAGCATTGCGGTGACTGCGAGTTGTAAAAGCGTTGTAAAGTTGTGGCGGCCCAAGAAATCGCAGTCGTTGCACCACTTCTGCCAGTAGCGTTCGATGGCTGTGTCCGCTTCGCGGTTGCCGGTGCGTGCTTGATATGCGATGCGTCCGGAGACGTAGGTTGCAAATTTTAGAAGGAGAGAACGGACAGGAGGAAAATTGTCTGCAAGATCGCGAGCGGCTCGGATGAGCGAGTAACGCTCACGAGTTCCGCTAGTGTCTTCGCCACCGGATAC